CGACGATGTTGGGCGACGCGTCGCGCCAGCCGCCCAGCACTTGCATGATTTCCGCGTCGGTCACGCTGGTGCGCCACACGATGAACGGAGGGGCTGCCGATGCATTTAAGGCCTCTGCTATCAACAATGCACCGCCGCTGGTCATTGGGAGTGCGGCCATCGTCTGGTCGGCCAGGATCGCGGCCTTCAGGGTTGCGAGTTGTGCGGGTGTCATGGTTTTTCCTTACGTGATTGTGAAAACGCCATTTGCCGCCGACAGGTCAACCGTCAGCGTCTCGCCAGCCGCGACAGCTTGCGATGAGCCATAGTCCCAATATCCCCAGCACTGCGTTTGCGTCAGGTTGTAGAGAATCACATATCTGAAGGTGAACCCGCCACCGCTTCCGGTCCATGCCGTAGGGTCGGCAAGAACGAGCTTGTAGACGCCGCCCGACGAAGTGGCAGAAGAAACGGCGCAGTTATTCCCGCCCGCCGTGTAACCGCCAGAAGTGGAAAGCTCCGTAGCACTTGCCGCCGTGGTGTCGGTCGCAACTGTGGGCGCAGTGTTAGACAAGATGATCTGCCACGTATCGCTGCCCATGTTTCCGCCTTCGACCATTTTTTCGGTCGCAAGCTGGTATTTGACATATGCCGCCATTGATTACCCTTCTATGGGAATGACTTTCCCATTGATTTCAACCCCTACCAATTTCCCCGATGAGTCGCGCACCTTTTTCCTTGGCGCTGTCATGTGCGATTCAACCGCGTTAAAACGCTCGTTAAGCGCCTTAACCGCTTCCACTAGGGATGCGTCAGGCTTCGGAGGCTTCTTGGCCTCTGCGGCCTGGCTAGCCCCGAATACAGCCTGTTTCTCAGCCTGCTGCGCGTTGAATGCGGTTGTCTCTAGCGTGGTGCTGCGCTGCATCTTTGCCGTTTGGACGGTCGTTTGCAGCTTTGCCGCTTCAATGCGCTCTTTGCTGGCAATCTCCAACTCCTTCAGGTGGCGATCCATTGCCAGCCGCTCCAACTCCAGTTGGTGTGCCCGTGCGTCTGTCTCTGCCTGCCGTTGCCGGTCGCGCTCATCGTTCGCCGCCTGTAGTTCAAGCTGCATCTGCGTCTCGCGCTGCTTCGCTTGGGACGCCAGCACCTCGGCTTGCCCCTTCAGTTGCATCTCGGCCTGGAACTTTTGGGCATCGTTTGCCTGCTCGGCCTGCAACTTTTGGGCTGCGCCTTGCTGCTTCATTTGTTCAAGTTGGATTTCCAGCGGGGGTTGTGGGGGTGGCGGGGGGTTCTGCTGCGGGTCAGTCCAGAACTCGTTAGCGTCCTTGTAGCCAGCCGCACGGGTCATCCGAGACACCGTGGCGAACAGGTTCTCAGGCTTGGCAAGGCCCAGCGGGATCATTTCAAGCTGCATTTGCCGCTGTTGGGCAAGGTAGGCCAACTGCTGCACCCTGTCGCCAGCCCCAAGGGCCACGGAAATCACCAAGTCAGTGCGCTTTGTCCACTCTCGCGGGTTCACCGGCACCCACTGGCCGCGAAGTTCAACGATCTGCTGTTGCCTGCTGTTTTTCAGCGTCAGTTCGTGGACAAGCTGGAACAGGCGCTTAATCCCCGTCTCAGCGAACACCCGCGCAATGAACTTGATGCGCTGTTGGCTAGCGGTGAGCATCAATTGCGCACCCGTTGCCGTCTTGTTCAGCGCATTGGGGTCTAGCCCTTGGTTCTGCTCGTTCACCCCGGTGCGCTTTTGCGCCAGCCGGTCAACGTATTCCATCATGGGAACTGCGATGTTCCCCGTTGTCGGATGCGTCAGGGGCGTGATGTTTACACCAGGCTCACCGTTAATCCGCACAATGCCGCCCGGACGGCTGTCTAGCATGTCGTCTAGATTGACGTTGTTCTCATTGACGCCATAACGCCCGTTGTTGGCTAGGTACTGGTTATCCAGTGCGCCTCGCAACAAGGCCGTCTGAATGCGCTGCAAGTCCATCACCGCATCAGCGACAGACAACCCGTAATGCTTGTGCGCCAGCGGCGTAGGACAGAGCGCCACCAATGGCACGCAGTCGCAATCCTCGTTCTCTAGGATGGTCGTGCCAACCACGATCACATGCCGCAACTCCGCACGCCCGTCGCCGTCGAAGTCGCAACGAATCCACGATTCCTTGACCAGCACCCGGCGCATGGATGGGTCCGACTCTTCGTTCAGCCGGTCAGAGAATGGGGAATCCTCATTGCGGATGGTGCGCTCCCACCGCCCAGCGTTCTCGCCATCATCCCCGATGTCATCCTCGACCGTAAAGCCTTCATTGCGCAACTCGGAAATCGTCTTCATCTCCGCGTGCTGAACCCAATCAAGGCGATCATCCTGCAGGCTCACGCCACGGGCGTTATGGCTGACTCTGACGTTTTCTGGGGGGATGTTTTCGATCTTGACCACGTTGCGCGGTCGTGTGCGCTCTACCTCGACATCGTAGGAAACCATGCCCGTCTGCGGGTCCATTTCCTCTTCGACTTCGGTAATCTTGATGCCCTCTGCCATCTGCAGGAGCATGTATTCGTCAGCCGTCAACCCGGAATACTCTTCGCAAGTCGTGTCCTCTGCGTCATCCCAATATGCCTTCACGTACCCGTTTTTCTGGATTAACGCATCGTGCGTCCATGCGTACCAAATCTCAAACCAGTTGTTGCGCTGGGTAATCAGGTGGTTAACGTAGTCAGTTTCCTGCTCGGCGGCTTTGACATCCTCCGGCCCACGCGGGCTAAAGGCTACGATTTCCTCGCCGCTGGTGAAGATGTCCGCAATTTGCGGCTTCAACCATTCAACCGTGTCCCACACCTGGCGGGCAATGACTTGTGAGCGCCCCTCGACCTCGTTGCCCATCGGCCTGCCAAGGTAATAGTCCAAAGCCTCTACCCGGTCATCCTGAATGACCCCTACGCTTTGGTTCTCGAAAGTCTCAAGTGCCGCTAGAAGTTGCGACTCGCTCATTTTCATTGGGTCGGTCCTTTGCTAGCTTCAGCATCGGGCGGCGCTTCTCAGCGGTCGCGTCTATCTCTTTGGCACGCAGTTCGGAGACAGCAGCCCACAGCGCGTCTATCTGCGCCTGTAGCTCTGCCATCTTCGTTGCCTGTGCAATGCTCATATCACGATTTTACCCTTTTTGCTACAAATATAGTAGCGCGTCAAATCACCCCGTTGTTTGGATATTTGATCTTCGGACGCTTGATAGGAATCCCCCGCGTGTCTGCAAACGTCAGGTTCCACGCATCCGCCCGGTTAGGACTCTTCACCCCTCGCGCCTTCATCTCGTCTTTGCGCTCTACCTGTATCAAGCCGTTGCTAAGAATCTTGTAAGTCGGAGTCGTTAACTCGCCAATGGTTTCGTCGTCATCAGCAAACTTGCAGTCCTTAGCCTCCAGCCATTCGCGGCATTTCCACCACAGTTCGTCCCGCAACCTATTGAACTGCCTGTCGTCGTTCGCATTGACTGCCTCGGCCTCTGCCACGTTGATACCGCACACTGGTAAGCCCAATTCCTTCAGCCGATCTACCACGCCAGCGCCAATACCGATTACGTCCACATTGATAGCCACGGGGCGCATGTCGTCCTTCGTCTTATCCCATTCAGCCTTGACGATGCCGACCGTCTGCATGGTGTCCTTGCCCCACCATTCCCGGATTGGCTCAAGCTGGTGATTGCCCTTGCGCTTGGCTAGGGCCGACGAATCGTCACCAAACCGCGCAACGTCCACGCCCCACACTACAGGGGCCTTACCGTTCACCTCTACGTCACGCACCCTGGCCGCTTCGCACAGTTCCAGCGGGATAACGCCATCCGCCGCAGTGACGAACTCGCCCAGCACACGAACCTTATAGACAGGGCTGCGCTCCCCGTACTTCTTGCGCATGTTCTCGATGTACTCCCGAGACACACGGGGCGAGTCAATGCCGTTCCAGTGCAACGCAGCCCATGCGCCGCGCATCTTGTGGTGTGAATCGAAGAAATAGCCGCTCTGCCTGGTTGGGTTTGCCGCCATCACGACAAACGCGCCTTCAGTTGATAAAGCACCCTCGGCCACTTCAAACACGTTGTCTGAAACGCCCGAAGCCTCATCAATCAGGAACAGGATATGGTCGGAGTGGAAGCCCTGCAATGCCTCGGGGCGCTCTGGCCTGGATGTCCGAGCCACTGCAAACCCTTCATGCGGGGCCGACTTCATGCGAAATGCGCCCGATGACCATTCAAACTGTTCGCCAAGGCTGGGACGGTTCTGCGTCATCACCCGGTGCCACTTGGCTATTTCGGACCACAGAACGTCTTCCAGTTGGTGGCTTGTCGGGGCAGTCGCAGGAACCTTTGCGGGGAAGTAAGACGCAAGGAACCACAGCACACACCACGCCATGAACGTGCTTTTGCCCGTACCGTGCCCGGAGCGTATGGACAGCCTGCGCCGCTCCACAAGGGCCTTAGATGCCGCCCACTGCTGCTCTGTGGGGTCTGCCCCCAGCACCTCTTTGGCGAACTGGCAGGGGCCTAGTTCACGCCACCGGAGGATTGCTTGCTGCGTTTCGGTTAAGGGCATTCAGTTCGGCTAGCTCTTGGTCTAGCGTGCGGGTTGTTACCGTTGCGTCAATCTCAGTCCGGGCCAGCTTGGGCACGTGGTACTCCAACAGCCCCATGAAGGCGTCTAGCGCGGCTTTAGGGCCATGCTTTTCGTCTGCGGCTATGTCGTCCAGCCAGCCTTGCAGTCGGTCGCTATTGCTGTCCACGAACAGGGCGATTGCTTCACGCGCCATTGCCGTGCTTTTGTTCGGCACACCCTTCCGACTGCCGCCGCCCGACTTTGGCGAACCTTTTGGTTTCCCAGGTTTGCGCACTGTGTCATTCATAGCATGCCCCAACTAACTTAATGCATCGCACCCAACCCGAATGGATTGTGAGCGCAAACTTTCCTATCCGTAGGTTGTAGACGCCTGTTC